CCCTAAGACACTAGCGTCACGTTTGGCTACGTGCAACCAAGTCTTCTACGCTCTGATCACGATGACGGGGAAGACAGCAGAAGGCAAGGAGGTCAAGATTGAGCATTATCCAGTCGTGACATACTTTAAGCGTTCTGGCTTCCGTCCTGCACGTGAAGCGATTGAGCGTCTGGGCAAGAACACTCTCATGAATGAGGTAGTGTTTGAACTCACAACTAAGCGTAACAAGATGGGCAGTGTGACTTACTTCACTCCTGTGTTTACGCAAAAAGAAACTATCCCGATGGATGATGCATCAATGGAGACTATGACCATGTTCCTCGAGACAGTGAAGGCGTCCAACGCAAACATCCTCGAACAACACAAGGAGGCTGTCAAGGCGAAAGCCGACGAAGAGGAAGTTGACCTAGCGGCGGACTTCAACTAATGCTAGCGGAAGTTCAGGTTAAGAACTTCCTTCAAGCGGCAACGAGGGGGAAAGCATCGCTTTCCCCTTCTGTGCTTGAGGAGTTTGCACAGGACTGTCGCGAGGCACTCGAAAAACAATTTAACCGTAATCCGGAATGGCGGATACGTATGAGTGGGTTGGGACGCCCCCTCTGTCAACAGGTACACGGACGTGATGGTAAAGACGAGGAGATGACGTACAACGCTATCCTACGTTTTCTCATTGGTGATCTTGTGGAGTGTGCCGTGATGGCGATCCTCAAGGGTGCCGGTGTTAAGATCTTAGAGGCACAGGGAAGGTGCCAGTTGGATGTTGGAGGCGAAACGGTACAGGGCACCCTCGATTTAATTATCGACGATCCTGTGGACGGAGAGAAGGTCTGGGACGTAAAGTCAGCTAGCCCGTACTCCTACACACAGAAGTTTGCAAAAGGTTACGACAATCTTAAAGAAGACGACCCCTTCGGTTATCTTATGCAGGGACACCTGTACGCAGAAGCTAAGGGTAAAGACTTCGGCGGGTGGATTGTAGTGGACAAGTCCAGTGGAGAAATCCAGTTTGTACAAGCCCCGGATGACCAGACGGAAGACAGAGATTACTACATCTCAGAAGCTGGTAAAGTTGTTGAAGCCTTGATGTCTAACTTTAAGTACAAGAAGCCCCCAATAGACCCTGTTGATGAAACTTATACGCTCGACGGAGTTAGGACTTCTACAGGAAATAAGCTGTTAAGTAAGAACTGTACTTTCTGCGGCTACCGTAAACATTGCTGGCCGAAGGCTATACAGCATGAGAAAGTAACCTCTCGCGCAAAGAACAAGCCTATTGTCTGGTATCACACATTGAAGGTTAAGGAACTATGAAGACCACGGATATCAAGAAGATAGTAGAGTTACAAGGAAAGATTCTCAAGCTCAAAGATAGAATCAGCAAGGATGTGAAACGGCACAACGAGATGGTGATTGACGAGCTACGGCCGCTACTCGATGACGTGCAGTACAGTACGATTTACCAAGTCGGTGACATGCTCTATAAGAGGGGCAAGGAGTTTTGCCAACTCGAGTGCGGAGACTATGGTTTAGGTATCAAGGCAGACGGCTTAGCTACCCTACGCCGCATTATAGTGGAGAATAAAGATGCCCCTTCTGATGACACAGAAAGTGGATCGTCAGCTTCTGTATCTGAATGAGGGTGCTCACGCAGTTTACATTGAAGCGGCCGACAAACGAGGAGGTGACCCGTGGGTACAGTGGGCACGTAACTTTGAGAGGTGCTTACCGTTGACAATGTGGCAACACTTTGGTCAACCTTTAGGGCACGAAACATGGGAACGCGATGGCAAGAAAGCTACCGATGAGTTAATAAGTATTGCGAACGTGGTACGTCAAGGGCGTGTGGTGGTTTTCCCCGGAGACGAGTATTCCCACGCACTCCTGCAAATCGGGAGTACAACTCCTAAATTGCATGATAGAATTTCTCAATCGATACAAGGGCTGAGCAACCTATGAGTAAACCACAGCGACATAAGTTTCGCTCAGACTACGAACTTAGTGTAGCGAAGTACTTGTCTGAACAAGGCGTAAAGTTTGAGTACGAATCTCAAAAGATTATGTATCAACCCAAACCAAAGACGTACACACCGGACTTTTATCTTCCGGAACAAGATATTTATATTGAGGCAAAAGGATTCTTTAGCCCCTCAGATAGACAGAAGATGTTACTCGTGATTAAGCAGAATATGTTTCTTGACATACGTATGCTGTTCTTGAGAGCATCCAACAAGTTAAACCGGTCTAGTAAGACCACGTATGGATCTTGGTGTGACAAGCAAGGTATACTGTGGGCGGATGGGACAATACCACTGACGTGGTTGGAGAAGAAAGTATGACTGACCTAATTGTAGATGAAGAAAAGATTGCCGCCCTCGAGCAAGCCGGCTTACTGAAGGGGCGATACTACATTGTTTTGGAGCCTTTAGAAGATGAAGATGAAAACGAGGATGGCTTTGCTATCCGTGCATACGCAACTCGAGATACTCAAGTGGAGGTTGATGGTGAAAAGACGTTTGACCCAACTTACGTCATCCTTCAAGGATTACTCGGCGCGGTCTACGAAAACTTCGATGACCTGTACGACATGGGACTGGAAAGGGTTACGCTGGAAGCACTCAGTGAAGTCGTCCCCGAAGAGGAGTTAAAGCCGGAACACCGTGAGCGCATCAAAAGCATGGAGGGTAATGTCATCACGGCCAGATTTGGAGAACTACAGTGACAGACTGGAAGAACCCTGATCATTACAAGAAGAAGGACTTTGAAGCTATCGACGTGATTAAATCTGTTCTTACGGAAGAACAATTTACTGGATATCTTATCGGAAACTCGTTAAAATATTTGTTACGGGTAAACGATAAAGACACCGTCGAAATGAATATAAGTAAGGCGGAATGGTACGCTAGCCGCCTAGAAAAAGAATTGGAGAAATGATGGAACACATGTACTGCAACAAGATTGCAATCGATTACGACCGTGACGAAAACTTTAGCGCACAGGCGTTGAAGTTACTAACGGATTACTACATGTTGCCCGACGAGTCTAGCCCACAAGAGGCTTTTGCTCGGGCGGCTTTGGCATATTGTGAGGGTGACTATGGCTTCGCTCAACGTATTTATGATTACGCTTCTAAGCGTTGGTTTATGTTCGCTAGTCCTGTGCTTTCAAACGCACCGCTTGACGGAGTTGAGCCAAAAGGATTGCCAATCTCTTGCTTTCTCACTTATGTTGGCGACAATCTTGAGTCTCTTATCAGCCATAACTCTGAAGTTGCTTGGCTCTCCGTAAAGGGAGGAGGTGTCGGAGGACACTGGTCTGACGTACGGGGCATCTCAGATAAAGCCCCCGGACCAATACCTTTCATGAAAGTCGTCGACTCAGGGATGACTGCGTGGAAACAGGGCCGCACTCGTAAAGGAAGTTATGCGGCTTACATGGATGTGTCTCACCCAGACATCATCGAATTTATTAACTTTAAAGTACCCACTGGCGATACCAACAGGAAATGTTTTAACCTGTTCAACGCCGTTAACATTACAGATGCTTTTATGGAGGCAGTAGAACATGGAACAGAATGGCAATTACGAGACCCTAATGACGGAGATGTCAGAGATTCGATCCCAGCTAGAGACTTGTGGGAAAGAATACTTGAAGCTCGCTTCAGAACTGGCTCACCTTACTTACACTTCATCGACGAATCCAACCGAAGGTTACCAGATTCTCAGAAAGCACTTGGACTCGCAGTTAGAGGGTCTAACCTATGCTCTGAAATCACTCTCCCTACATCTGAAAAACGCACAGCAGTCTGTTGCCTTAGCTCGGTCAACCTCGAAAAGTACGACGAGTGGAAAGGATCAGGAATGGTTGGAGACTTGGTTCGATTCTTGGACAACGTCCTTGAATTCTTTATCAAAAATGCACCAAGAGAACTGGGAAAAGCTGTCTACTCAGCTAAAAGAGAAAGGTCTATCGGCCTAGGAGCGATGGGTTGGCATGGGTATTTACAGCAGAATGAAATCCCGTGGAACAGCATTAGCGCGAAGTTTGCGAACCAACGGATATTTGCCGACATACATGCACAGGCTCACGCGGAAAGTGTGCGTCTTGGCAAAGAGAAGGGTGAGGCACCTGACATGGTTGGTACGGGACGTCGGAACGCTCACCTTCTCGCTATCGCTCCAAACGCTAACAGTTCTATTATCTGTGGGTGTAGTGCTAGCATTGAGCCTATTAAGTCTAATGCTTATACCCATCGTACTCGTGCGGGTGCTCATCTCGTCAAGAACCCAAACCTCGAGGGGGTCTTAGATGTTCTTGGACACAATGATCAAGAGACGTGGAAAAGTATCGTTAATGCTCAAGGGTCTGTTCAGCACTTGGAGTTCCTGTCGGACGAACAGAGGGATGTTTTTAAGACTGCATATGAAATCGACCAAGGGGCCGTCGTTGACCACGCGGGTGATCGACAACCCTACATTTGTCAAGCACAATCCGTCAATCTATTCTTCCCTGCTGGTTCGCCGGCGTCTTATGTTAACTCGGTACACCTTCGAGCGTGGAAGTCTAAACTCAAATCCCTTTATTACCTCCGCACAGATGCGGGTATCGAGGCGGATAAGGTTGGAGTCGCAGTGGAAAGAGTGGCTTTGCAAGATGCGGAAGAGTGCTTGTCATGTCACGGCTAACCCATGACGTTACATGTAACATCTGTACCTGTGAATTTGACATAGAGTCAGAGGGCGGGATGCAAGGGTACATCGGTATTATACCCTTCTCCCTCTGCCCGATGTGCTTCAGCGGAATCATGGATATGTTTGAACAATTAAGTGGAGATGTCGAGTATGACGATAAAGGCGGACAAGAGATGGAGGACGATGACGAGGACTCACACAGGAAAGGGTGATGCTCGCCG